GTGACCGAACACTTCTGATATCATGCTCAATCCGAGCGCCGGTCGGCAGTTCATCTTTCAAGCCGTGAGTCAGCGCACTTTCAAAAGCTCGCCAAAGTGGAACGAGTGTGTCTTCGGTGAATGCTTCGCGAGCTTGAGCATAATTCGAATAAGTCGCCGTATCAAGCCCAGCCATCAAACCAGCGACAATCGGCGGAACTTTGAACGCAGCCGCGATGCGTGCCTCTGGTACTTTGCGCAATGCATCAAATGCCAGCTCATTCAAACCCAAGCCGAGTCGCTCAACCTTCATGCCGGCTTCGAGAAAAGCCGGTGAGCCAATGTTATTGCCGCCGAACCGACCCATCCACTGAGCCCTCAGCCGCTGAGCAGTCTCTTGCGTGACCTCTTCGCCTTCGACCATCGTAACAACCACACGCGGCACCGCATCATTGTGCAGCAAACTGAAGGCATACTGAGCGACTTCGTTGTCCGTATCAACTTCTCGAGCGGCCGCTTGCAATGCGCCAATGCCACGCTCGGGTCGCTCCGGGTCTGGCTCCCAAATAAAGTGGATAATATCAGCCTTGTTGATTGGGTACTTGATGCCACTAATCTTCAGGTCATAACGCTTCACAATGCCTTCGCGAGTCGAAGTGCCCGGCACCGGGTCGATCTGATCATCACTCAGCGGCCACAATCTGATGGTCTCGCCGTAAGCATTGCGCTGCTTCCACAAGTAAGCATTGCCGCTAATTGCGGCGAACGCAACAACCAACTTCCACAACTGAGCTTGATCAACATCCGGGTTAGGGTCAATCAGCAGCTCGCTAACCGAGCCAGCATCAATCGGCGAACCATCACTCGCAACCACGCGCGGAGTAGGCTCGATGAAGCCATCTTCAAGCGCCGACAAACAAGCGAAAACAGCGGCATTGGCTTTGACGCCTTCCTTGACCAGCGTTCCGAATGCCACTGACATGAAAGCAGCGCGCGTCCACGAAGGCAAGAACGTCAAGCCGGCGGCTTTGACTGCCGCTCGAGCAAGCGCTACCCTCATTCTTGAAATAAAGCTCATTGTGCCTCCGCTCAATATATTGCCGACGAAACTCGCCTAAATAATTTTGAAAATGCACCCGAGCTAGCGTCGGCTTGGTCTTTAGTTCGACCATGTGGGAATGATGCCAACTCATTCAGATATGCACCAAGCCAAGGACCTTGCAAAGCCCACACCTTGCCACTCTCAACCATTGAAGCGAATGGTATTGCTCGCTCTTCTTTCGAGCCGGTCGGCTTATCAAC